CTTATAACTTACTTGTTTAACTGAACGACTCCAACAAGTACGGCAAGATTTACACTCACCATCTTGTTTATATGCAGGACATTCCTGTCCAACTGCAGGTTTATCTTTGTGTACACCTGATGTCCACTTCCAAAACTTTGGTGGTGGACTATCTACTTTAATTGCAGATACACGCAAACATAAATTTTTTGGCACATCTTCTTCTTTAATATCTTTTATAAATTGATATTCTCTTGTGGCTAACCAGTATTTTATGTGAGGTGTCAGCTCACATACCTCAAATATTTTCATAAGATGTGAGAAAGATTGCAAATCTCCTGAGTCAAACCACCTGTGATAATGCCTTGATTTATCTAGGTTTTTATACTTTTGGGTAATGAGTTCTGCCATATAATCTACCCACTCAGGTTTCTCTATTGCTTTTCTTCTTAACTCGTGGGCATTAGCAACAACAGGAAATAAATAATGTCCATTAAGTGCATAACATTTATTACAGATAGTTCCTTTTATCTTTGCTAACTTACTACCTGTCTTGCATTTCTTTGCTGATATACCCCACGCATACGCAGGCATTTTACTAGGGTTAGATAGTGTACCTATCTTTTTCTCCAACTCTTTTCGTTTCATATATCCTCCTCAAAATCTTTTATATCCCAACCATCACACAAAAAAGAATGGTCAACATCAGGTGTTGTTCTCCACTTAGTTTCTTTTCCGTCTTTATCTGTTGTAATAAAAGTTAGTTTATCAACTATTAGATTTGATAGTTCTTCTTCTGTCATTTTTCTTTTCATACTTACTTATACCATAAATTAATAGATGTGTCAATTTGCATACTAGACTTTTTTCAAAAAGTATGCTATGATATCCTGCGTTTCGGGGCAGGGTTAATATACTACTTGGGTTCTATCCCTTTAGTTGTAGTTGAAATAAAATTATTATGTTTGTTTGTATACTCAATGGCATACTCTTTTTTATGGTCTAACTTTCTTCTTAATTTTTTTAAAGACATAGCTTCCATATCTTCTGACATTTCTTTTCCTAATTCTCTTACTTTGTATTTATATCTCATAGTTGTGTACCTTGTTTAGTTGCCTTTCTTTTTTTTGTTTTTCTTTTTTAATATTGTATTGTACCACAAAATAAACTATAAGTCCACCCACCAATATGGCACATAGACCTATAAATAATTGTAGTATTCCTAATTGTATTGTTGTCATAAAAAAAGGCTAGGCGATTTCTCGCCTAACCCTTATGTAATTTAAGCTACTTGTTGGGATTGAAGATGTTTCTGCAAAGCAATTTTTGCATTAGCAATCTTTTCTTCCTTGCTAGGTTTCCTTTCGTAACCTAATATAGAATCTGTCATAGACTTAACACTAGCAGGATTAACTGTTAATGCAGTACCAAAGATTTTATTAATGGAAACATTTGGTTCCCACTCATATTCTTTAGCTAACATATCTACTTCAGATTTATTTTTCATAGCTTTAATTTGCTCACCTACTAAATCAGTTGCCCGTAATATAGAACTAATCCAGTCTTGATGAGTCTTTACTACATTAGCTTTTGCTATTAACATCAGCTCAAATGTAGCAAACTCTGATTCTGTGCAAGGTATTGCACGAGATTTACAACCACCACTACCAATAACATCTAATGCATAGTTATCTTTCCATACTTGATAGAAGTTAGTAGATTGTCCGTCATTACCCTTTAACCAACGTTGATTTTCATTTGCATTGGTTGAGTGATGAGGATTACTTCGGTTACCCTTTTGCTCAATCTCTATATCGGGGTTATAGCCATTAGCTTTTAACTCCTCACGATACCAAGCATAACCAAAGTCATTTTCGTGGTCGTATGATGAATTACCAGTATGACTACCATCTAATTCAAAGCTGAAGTGTTTTTGTTTTTGTTCTTCATCTCTGTATTCATTAAGTACATTTACTGGTTTTCCCTTTTTATCTACAACTGCAAAATAAAAACAACTGTCTTTTGCTGTGGCATCAACAGTATTATATTTCTTCTGCATTTTTTGTAGTATAGAAACATCTTCGGGCTTATAGACTCTATGTACAACTTTGGTTGCTAACTTAAATGCGTCATCAATCCTAGTCTTACACAAAGTTTTAGCTGATAAAAATGCTTCATACTTTGGGTTATCTTTTTTAGATTCTAAAAATCTTCGGAAGTCTTTTATATAAGCTGTCCGATAATCTTTATTCAATCTAATATCTTTTTTCTTCTCCATTGAGTACTCCTTTCATTGTTGAAGATACTACCAACTTGTTGTCAGTAGTATCTATATATTACTATATTATTGTTGAGATGTCAAGCCAAGTTGTTCTGCTAGAACTTTGGCTTGTGCTGATGTTTTTGTAGCGTTCCAACCATTATATCCTTGTGGGTTAGGCTCTCCATTTATTGCTTGTGCTTTAGTAATAGGGTGTCTAATATTATATAATTTATTAACTAAAAAATAAAGCCAATTACTATCCCCATAACCATTAGAATACTGATATTCAGAATCAATAAGCCAAGCATTTTCCATATTAACTTTTACTGGTTCAGTTATTCTAACACCTATTGCGTCAATGGCTCTATCTAAATATATATTAGACCAAGCATCATAACAACCAAGTGTGCAAAAATTACCATTACCATATCCATTAGCAGGATTAGATTGATAATACTTACTACCCTTGCTACCCCTAATTTGATTTGAGTTTTTCTTTTCGGGGCATTTGGGATTTTGACACCATTTAGTTTCTCTCGCCATTGTAATATCCTTTCTCTTTTAAGTATTTATAAGCTGACTTTCTTGTTCGTGGTAAGTCAGGAAAGTATTCACGCAATACTTGTATGATATTAACGCGACTTACACGCAAACCAAACTTGCTGATTGCCTCGCTTTGTAAGGCAACAAGTGCCATACGCATACGAAACTCACTTCTTTGTTGGTCATTTTCAAATGTAATCATTGTCATTGCATTGTACTCCCATCTAGGTTGCCACGAAGTAAATTCTTTAACTGACTATACTTCGTAGGGTTTAAAACATATAACCTAATATGCTCATCAGCACTTCTGTACTGACTTATACCCCATATTTTTTTACCTACACTTATCCATAACAATCTTCGGTATGAGATATTTCTAGGTGCTTTCTTTTCTAGGTCGTGTGCTAAAAGATAATCTTCTCTTTTAGTAGTTCTAGCTTTACCTTTACGCTGATACATTGTGCCGTCAGTTTGTTTCCAAGTCTTACGATATTTGAAATCAAACTTACCAGTTCTATAACTTCCATCAACTTTAATAAACCCTGCTCTAAATCTTTTTGATTTAGTTTTACTTACAAGATTTTCTATAAAGCTAGAGAAGTCACCAATGTGTACAGGTTCATATTGTATTATTGACATATTGTTCTCCTTATTAAATTAAAAAGGCGTTGCCAAGTCTCCCTGACAACGCCTAATTATATTACTATATTATTTTGATTGAGTCAAGTTGTTCAATACTTTTCCAACTGGTGTCTTACCAATTCTAGCTTGAACATCTTCAATACCCTCATTAACATAAGATTTAATAACTCTTATCTCATCTGTTTCTCTAACAGAATTAAGATAATCTTTTATCTTTTGTAATGTGTATAGTTCGCCTTGCATACTTCCACTTGAATAGGTATCTTGAATTGACTTTGCCATTTCAAAAAAACTATCTGATGTACTCATTTGCAATTAGCTTTCGTTAAATCACTAGACCAATCGTGGTCTTTATTTACAAACCATATATATGATTTGGTTGTGATTGTTTCTTTACCATTAACTTCTTTTAAACACTTCTTGCCAAGCATAACTTGTTTATTACTGCAAGCTACAAGTGTTAAAAAAGTCAATAAAATCAAGGTTTTTTTCATATTAAACCTCGTCACTTTCGCCCATAGGTTTAGTAGGAATAACCATTTTATGTTTTTCCCACAAGGCAACATCACTATTCCAATATACAAAGCACTCCTTAGCTTTTGCTAATTCATAACCAAGTTCTTGTGTAGGTTTGCCATCATTTTCAATACGAGCAAGGCAGTTGATAAGTCTTTTTCTTAAAGACCTACGCCACTTTAATTCCCAGCTTGTATCTATTGTTGGTGTGTTGTTTGTCATATATATATATACTCCTTTGTTGAGAACTATAATATACAATAAAAAAACCCCTGTGTCAATTAAGGCACAAGGGTTTTACTTTTCCGAGGGAGAAAAAGATTCTGTTAATTTTTATGGTACATAATTTATATCAACTATATCTCTAGCTTGTTTCATTTGTGTTGCTCTAGCATTATCAAAAAAGCTAGTGACTTTTATTATGTGGCATAGTTGTCTTAGTGGTTCTTCTGTTGTTTCTAATCTATCTTTTAATAAATTAATAACAGTCTCTAAGTCAGCTATTTTTAAATGCAAATCACCATTTTGTTTTTGGTGTGCTTTGCTTATATCTTCAAGTTCTTTTACTCGTTCTTGAAGTTTTCTATATGGTGTCGTTGCCATAAACATCTCCTTTGTTAATGCTTATAGTATATAATAAAAAACCCCCTGCGTCAAGCTGACACAAGGGGTTCTACCTATCTGTTTCCATATATTTTTTTATAAAAATGTAGCAATCATTAACATTATAATGGTTGCCCAAAAAAATGTAGCTAGTGTTGTTTGCATAATTATCCTTTCTAATAACATTAGATATTATTAAAAGTTATATGTCAAGTGATTATTATTTAACTACTTCTATTTTTACTTTTACTTTTTTAAACCATTGTTTAAATATTAAACCTAGTTCAAGTAATAGTGTTTGTAATTGTAGATTACTAGCTTTACTTACTTTTATTTTAATTATTTTTGTAGGCATTTTTTTCTATACTTTCATAAATATTTTTATTTATTTCTAGCTTTGATAAACCTTTATCATTAGCTGAATATACAATTATAAAATGATTATCTTCAGCATTATATAACTCACATTTACAATAAAATGGTGTTCTTTTTTTTATTGTAGTTGTATATCCACGCCAATTACTGACAATCATCATTTGCCTTTGCTTTTTTAAAACTTTTATCTAATTGTTTTTGTCTATATAATTCTCTATCTAATTGTGATATTTTTATTTCACAAATTATAAAACCAACAAAGCCAATTAATATTAAAGCCATACCAATATATAAAATTGTATTCATATTTTTTTATTCCTTTTTTATTTTTTATTATTAATAATACAACTAAAAGAGGTATGTGTCAAACGCATAACTAAGAGGGTCAAGCTATGCAAAAATGGAATACAACTAATGAGCTATGCAAAAATGGAATAACAAAGCTCTATTCAACTAATGATTGAAAAAAGGGGGGTGCGACAGAAGTATACAAGTTAAATCATTTAACTAAAAAATAATTTAACAAATGAGTTGCAATAAAAAATTATATGGTTTAAGAATAGTAATGATTAATTTTAAATTTAATGGCAATTCATTAAAGGTTAATCATAGAACAGGAAAAAACAAAATGAGCAAAAAAGTAAAAAATGTAATTGAGGCTAATGAGGAAATAAAAGATCAAAATTTTATGGAGTCATTAAAATCAAATGAGGAATTAAGAAAAGTATTATTTAAAGCAAAAAATATTACTAACAACTTAACCTCAGTCGTAGTACCTCAAATGGCTAAAGCTATTAAAACTTTAATGACAGAAATTAACTCAGGAAAAGTTGAGATAGCTGATTGGAACACAATGAAATTTTTGAGAGGTCATTGTTATAATTTAGCAAGTTATGACAGAAAAAAAGACCTTAACCAAAATTTTGAGGTTTCAATCACAATGGCAGTTAGATTAGCAATAATGATGTACTCAAAGCCACAACAATTTGATATTACTAAAGACAATGAAATTTTAGTAATGGATAAAGTGGCTACACCATTCATTGAACAATCTAAAAAAGGTCAAAAGGGTGGTAAGAAAAAAGTAAAAAACACTTCTGAAGAATTAGTTGAGATTGTGCCTAGTACCATTAATAAAATATGGTCAGCAGAATATCCGACAACTAAAAGACCAAATGCCAAAAATACTGTAAATATTTCTAAAAGTTTAAAAGAGGCTTTAAGCATTTTAGAAAATTTGCAAAATATTTGTGAGAGCAAAAAACCTGAAAAGATATTAGAAAAAATATCAGATGAGGACGCTGGCGTTATTGGATCATTTAGCTTGATTGATTTCAATTTGATTAGAGATACTTTCAGTAAGTATGAAATTAATTTAGCTGATGAGATAACAGAAAAATCAGCTTAACCCTCTAAGCTAGATTTTAATAAACCCCCTGTAGAAATACGGGGGGTTTTTTTTGCGTGTCATAAAAAATAAATTTAGTGGTTCACAGGGGGGTTATTAGTTACAAAAATTTACACCCCCCAATCTCTCCTCAAGTGGTAACCAAAAAAAACTTAAATTAATTTTAGGGTAACCCCTGACAATATTTTTGGGTTGCCTTTGCTATTCTGTAAAATAAAACTAAATTTTGCAGGGGGTATACGCAGGGGACAGGGGGGTATGTATATACCATATATATACCATTACCAGAAAATCTCCAAAGTCCTTGTTAACCAACTCTGGGCCATATTTCAGGGCCTAATATTCCGACAATATCCCTGGGAATACCCTAGGGGGTACTTCTAAAAATAAGAATAGGATAGGTGTAAAGGCCCCCCTGGGGTTCCTATGAACATTATACACCCCTATTTCAATTTTGTCTACTACAATAATGTCGCAGATGTAATTTTTTAAAAATAATACTTGACAAAATTGCATATAAGTACTATAATGTATTTATATGTTTTATTTAAGGGACACACAGACACACACAGTTAACACACAAACAGGGTCATCACAAATAAAACATATAAAATGACAGAACTTAACAAAAAACTAGTAAAAGATCTCCCATTTGGTGAGATAATGGAATTAATAAATGCAAAACATGGATTCTTCTATAACAAAAACTCAAAAGAGAAACTTAACAGATATGCAGGAAAAGTTTCTAGACGTATTGTTCGCAGAAGCGAAGGGAAATCCAAGAGAAGCAGCAAGATTGGCAGGATATTCCTCCCATTCTTATCCTAAAGTAATTAGGAATTTGAAAAAAGAGATTACAGAATTAGCGGAGACACATTTATCTACACACTCTGCACAAGCGGCTAATAGGTTAATCGCCTTACTAGATGAAGACGGCACTACTCCACAGGCAAGTATTCGTCTAGCAGCCGCTAACTCAATACTAGACAGAGTAGGTATTGTTAAAAAGGATCAATTAGATATTAACATGAAAGCTCTGCACGGTATATTTATATTACCAGCAAAAGATGGAACCGATAAAAATAAAAAAGAGAGCTAGAACAATACCATTTGGTTTTAAACAATCTAGTGATCCAAATTATTTAGAACCCATCAAAGAAGAATTAGATGCTCTGGGTCAAGCAAGAGAATATTCAAAGACTTGCTCACTAAGAGAGACAGCATCTTGGCTACATAGAAAAACAGGAAGATACATATCACATGTCGGACTTAAAAAAAGACTTGCAAGAAATACAACCTCCGAAACCCAAGAAGATAATTCAAAAGAAAGCCAAGAAGTCAACACAACAGATTCTAGCTCGCAGTCGTAAGAAAGTTGCAAAGGCAGAACAATCTCTAAGATCTGCCAAACAGTCAGCAGAAAATATTAAAAATAAACTGTTAACTATAGATAAGTCTTTAAAAGGAAAAGAGACTCAACTACTTACGGAAGACATAATCGAGAGTGCTCCTAAAAACGTAAAAGAGCACATAAATCAGCAAGAGGTGATCTTTAAACCTAATGAAGGTCCACAGACACAATTCCTTGCAGCTTCTGAAAGAGAAGTTTTTTATGGTGGAGCAAGAGGCGGTGGTAAATCATATGCGATGCTAGTAGATCCGCTTCGATACTGTTCCAAAGCTCAACACCGAGCACTCCTAATTAGAAGGACAATGCCAGAGTTAAGAGACTTAATTCAAAAGTCTCAGCTATTATACTCGAAAGCATTTCCAGGAGCAAAATGGAGAGAGCAAGAAAAAGAGTGGCGATTCCCATCAGGGGCAAAGATAGAGTTTGGTTACGCAGAAAACATGACGGATGTTTTAAGATACCAAGGTCAATCATACACATGGATAGGAATAGACGAACTTCCACAATATCCTTCGCCAGATATATATAACTTTTTAAGATCATCACTTAGAAGTGTAGATCCTGAAATACCAGTATACTTAAGAGCAACGGGTAATCCAGGTAACGTTGGTTCACAATGGGTAAGAGAAATGTTCGTAGAACCAGCAGAACCCAATACGGCTTTTGATGTAGGGATAGATACACCTAACGGTAAAAAATATATTACCCGTAGGTTTATTCCTGCAAAGTTACAAGACAATCCCTATCTAATGCAAACTGATGATTATTATATCATGCTTGCATCATTACCTGAAGTACAGCGAAAACAATTTTTAGATGGAGATTGGGATGCATATGAAGACTCAGCGTTTCCAGAATTTAGTAAAACAACTCACGTGGTCGAACCTTTTGAGATACCTCGTAGTTGGTATAAATTTCGTGCTGCTGATTGGGGTTACAGTTCTCCTGCTTGTGTCCTTTGGTTTGCTATTGATTATGATAACAATATCTGGATCTATAGAGAATTGTATACCAAAAAGGTTACAGCAGATTATTTCGCACGACAAGTCCTTAATTTAGAAAAAGGTGAGTATATACACTACGGTGTATTAGATGTTAGTAC